ATGACAAGATCACTTATTTGTGGTATAATTACATTGAGGCGGTCGTCGTCTTTTTCACCACGTATTCCTTCCGCATCTTTATATTCGTATACTGTTACTAAGTCTGTCATAATTAATCTTCTCAAAAAATATTGTATGGGGGCGAACCCCCATACAAAATTCTTAACTATTAGCTAGCTTTGTATTTGTAAGCCCACTTAGAAGTTGCGCCTGCGATTAAATCGTCAAACCCAATTCTTTGTGAAGCAACAAGCACTCTGCGTTGATTCGCTACTTCGTAATCTGACTCGAGAGTCACACCACGTAGTCTAGGCATCACATAGTTTCTAGGATAAACTGCTATCGCTCCATACCCGCTGGCTGCTTGTGCAGGGAACTCGTCACAAAGAAGAATCCTTGATCCGAATACCTGTCCAATTTCACCATTGAGTTTTGTAGCCATATCGCCTACTAAGTTAGCATCTTGGAATTCAGCATCTTCCAATAATTGGAAGTATACTGCTTGGGATACAACGTAAATTACGTCGCTTGGTTTTACACCATATTTACCCATATTTTTTCTAAGAGCTAAAAGTTCTGCGGCAGTCACTGTATCTGTTGCAACAGCGGTAGTTGATTGTGTTTCATCACTATCAGCTGACGCCATCTTAACTAGACCATCGAAAGTTCCTGATGTATAAACACCAGTTGAGTGGTTACCTAATAGAATAGCATTTTCAATACCTTTAGCATGAGATCTAACGATAGACTCTCTAATCAACGGAAGAACAGGCATAATTGCGTCTTCTTCTGTTTCATTTCCTAAGTATGATTGTGAAATCAGTTTCTTAGTTGTAAGAGTTTTCTCTGTTAAATCGATACCACCGAATGGCGAACCATAAGTGTCACCTGTTTGTGCTAAGTTACCGTGTGGGCTTGAGCCCGTTGCGGTTTGATTAGCGGTGAACTCTGCGTAACCACTATCTGGTAGGATAGGGATTATCATGTTCGCTGCAGTCATTGTGATTTCTCTAAAGAGAGGTGCTAACACTAATTCGTTTTGGATATCTCGTTCTACGTTAGTAGATACGATTTGTTCAAAGTCTGCACTTGAAACACCAACACCTGAATGGGCGTTAATTTTTTCTAGTGTGTCTTTTGCGTAATCGGTTTCGTAACCACGTCCTGTGGCCAATCCTAATACTTTAGCGTCAACAACGTCTTCTGCAAATGCCTTTCTCCAGTCGCCTTCGCCACGTCTGTCTGAGAAAATTCTTTTGGACTCACGCATCTGTGAAATTTCTTCACTACGAGCTTTCAGATCAGCTTGAAGTTCTTTAACTACTGTTTCAAGATCCTCATTCTTTTCATTAACTCTTTCTTCCACGTCAGTCATAAGTTTTTCTGCTCCAGTCATAACCGAAGTAACTATAGTCTTATGCTCGTCCTGCTTAGCTTCTAAATCTGTTGCTTCTTGAGCTGCTTTTGTAGCTTGCTCAGCCGCTTCAGCTTCATCTGCTGCCTTTTGCTCAGCTTGTTTCATTGCTATAGTAGTTGCAGTTTTTTCTGCTACTTCTTTAGCGAATGCTTCCAAGTCGAACTCAGGGCTTTCAGGAGCTTCAGTTTTGCTTTCTTCTGACATTATCGTCTCCGTTTTGTCGGCTTTCGCCTCGCTTGGCTGCTCAATTTTCACAGCATCTGCTGGTTCATTTGAGTTAGCCTGTGTAGTAAAAGTCTGTGTGAATTTCTTATATTCGTCCATGGAGTCAAATGACTTCGCTAGAGAGAATACAGCATCTTGGTTGCAGGGTACTGTAACCACTGATACCTCGAATAATTCAGCGTCCTTTATTCTATATCCGTCAGTTTCTGATATATAATCAGCGTCCTTGACTTTGAAACCAACGGAAAAAGCTCCAAGAACGCCATCTTTAATAAGATTTATAACTTCGCCAGCGGCTTTAGAAATACGTGCTGTAATATCTAAACCTTTTTCGCTGACCCCAATTTCTTTTGCACGCCCAATGGGTCGGTCGTGATTATGGTTAAATAAAATTATAGGGTTGTTTTTAAAACTATCTAACCCACCTTTCGTCCAAGCTGTGGGTTCAATAATGTCCCCTGCTCGGTCTAATGCGTTAGTACTGGCTGATCCTTTGATATCAATACTACCGTCATCGTGTTCGATAGCTTTGAATGTATTAGCCCAGTGAAATATTTTTTCCATAATTATTTCCCCTTCTTAGCCGTTACCTTTGGCGCTGCTACTGGAGCAGGCGCAGGTTCTGGTGCTGCTGGGGCAGGGGTATCTACTGGATACCTCTTGTTCATAACAGCTAAAACTCTATTCCAAGATCCTAATCTTCTACGAAGATAAAAATCTTTTACTGGAACATCATTTCCTTCTGCTTTGTATTCGGCTAGTGTCATAGTTTCTTTGCCTTTGCTTGCAATAAACTCTGATAAAGCCTTTACCATCATATCTTTTGTCATGATTCTTCCTCGCTTGGCAGTTCCTCTGTGGGTCTGCCGCCTTCGTCTGGATTAGCTGCCGATCCTGCAATATTCGCAGGAACTCGGGGCTCATCAAATCCGTCGATCGTCTCAAGTCTTAATGCCTCCCTTGCTTCATTCGGTGTCATTATGCCACCATTAACAAGAGAAGAGTAATAAGCTGCTTGGTCTCTTAGTTCGGGTTGAAGTGCTGGTACTTCACTAACATCTTCATTTAGTTTGAAACCGAAGAACCTCTCGAAAGCATACCCTATTTTCCTAACAATAGGAAGTATGGTTTCTAAATAATATAGTCGGTGATTAGGGCGAATATTCGCATTATTTCCACCGTCCAATAAAATGGGTGGTATACCCATTGCTTCAAGAATTATTTTTTCATTGGAAGCTATTGCTTCTTGGAAATCTAAATCTTTGAAGTTTATTTCAGTTAGGTTCTCAACTTCCAACCCACCATCTAGGAATAACGGTCTACGACCTCCTGATTGGGGATTGTACCTAGCTACCCAAGCCTGTAACATTCTTTCTTTAATTTTTTCTGAAAGAGTATTTGGACTCTTTAATACGAGTCCTGGTACAGCTCCATTTTTGAAGAAATTATCTTGGAAACGTCTCATACTTCCTAGTAACTGCATAGTTCTCCATGCTGGTTTAAGTCTAGGAACTCCTCTGTATATGGAGTTAAAAGAATTTTCCTTTATATGAATAATCTCTTTTGGAGAGTAATCTATTGAGTGGTCATATGTATACTTTTCTACATATGTATCTTCATCTGTAACGATTGTTACATGTTCTGCGGGAAGATGATAAATATGTGCTCCGTCATAATAAACGAAGATATTACCATCTAGTAGTAAATCTATAATAAGATTTCTTTTAAACGAATTTATATCCTGAAAAGGATTAGGCTCTTTATTAAGTAATAAATCGACTTTCGTTTTACGAATGTTCTTTATTACATTAATTCTGCCTTCATCTTTCGCTTGAACGTCGTAAGGTATATCCGCAGCGTCGTCCACTATCATGTTAACTGCGCGGTTTACTACCTCTAATTGTTCATAGGCGTTTCTATAGTTAGTTACAACTTCACGACTTCCAATATCAAATCCCTCATCTCTCGAAATGAGATACTGAGCGGGATTATCTTTTTCTTCATCGATATCAGGAGTTCTTCCTAATAGTCTGTCATACCATGCCATATTTCTTCCTCTGTATATTGACCCATCTTTGTTGCTTCTTTGCTGTTACTAACTTAGGACGTTTTCCATAAATACTGTGCAACCTTAGGTGATGATCATGACATAGAGTAACAGCATCTTCATAAAGTTCCCTCATATGCTCTTCTATAAACTGTGGTCTTAAACTTACAATTTGTTCTTCCTCAGTAACTACGATTTGTTTCTTTTTTAACCAAGTTTCTAATAACTCGGTCAATCCGTAGAAATGATGAAAGTCTAGAGTTTCTGATGATCCACAGATGTAGCAATGAGTCCCTTTCTTATACTGGGACTTAGCCTTGTCACGAACATATTTAACTAGATCTCGTTTTAGTGTCATAAACTTACTTCTTATTAGTATTATATCGAAATTTGGGGATAATGTCAAGAACTATTTTTGATTCGGTGATTATTAAAAGGAAGTGACTGAAGTTTCGAACGAGTACAACGCATATCTTAATGCATCTGCCATATGGGAAGCCATGTTGTGTTTAGGCTTCTCTCTCAGTAAATTAGGATTCGGATCCCATTGGTATTGATCGAGACAAATTAAGGATTCTCGACAAGACTGATGTACAACTAGCTTGTCATTATCAACTATACCAGCCACATGTCCTATACCATCTAAGACAGATTTTTTTGCATTAATAGTTGAGATGTCATAGTTTTGAGCAAAATCAAATCTTGTTTGTTGTGCTGCTGAGTCAATAAAAATATAATCTATTTCCCATTTATTTATCATCTTATTAATTTCCATTGCGTGTTGTTCGGTAGTTCTTTCAGAATCAAAATATTCATCAAGTAAATAAAACAATTCTTTATCCCAATCATATCCGATTACGCAAAATGCTGTTGGGTCTTTATAACCCACATCTAACCCTGCAAAAATATCCATATTATGAGTTTCTATCTCTGATAAGTCTTGTTGACATTGTTCAAAGTTAAATGCCCATACCTGTCCTTCATAAACATTAAAATCTGCCATGTATTCCTGCTGAAATTCTGCTTCAGACATAGTTTTCTTGGCTTCAGCTATATCTTCATCACTAAATCTAGGATTTTCATGATAAGTAGCTCTTACAGAAGCCCATTCTGGATATTCATTACTAAAACCTCTTTGCCAAAACTCTGAAAACCAATTATTTCTACCACGAGGGGTTGAAATAAATAGTGCTTTACTGTTTTCTTTATCTAAAGTGGGTCTTAGTGCTATATTGAAGGCATCTCTACCATCTACTAGTGCTGCTTCGTCAAAAATAATTAGATCATAGGATCTACCTACGGTGGAGTCAACTTGATTTATTGATCCCATTCGTATAGTTGATTGGTTTGATAGTTCGATTACTTTGTCTTTAGCGTTGTCTCTTAAGACTTCTAAATCAAAGTGTTTGATAAGATTCCTTTGAAGATCAAAGGAAATTTGTGATAATGAGTAGTTAGGCGACATTAATAAAACATGACAATTTGGTACTAAACATATTAGTTGCCCTATTATGTTACCAATGTAAGTTTTACCTTGCCTTCTAGATACTGCTGCACAGACAAATCTATATTTAGGATTATTAATAGCATTAATTATTGCTTTTTGTGTAGTATTAGGTGAAATACCTAACAGTTCCATATATCCTTCAATCGGTAGTTTGATAAATCGATTATCGCCAAACTGCATCAGATCCTCTGACAGTATATCCTTCCTACTTATATCGAGCATTAGTGTAGTGTCTCTTCTTCAAATAAATTTTCTGTATGGTCTAGTAGTTCTTTTTCTTGTACTACATTAAACAAGTAGAGATACGAAGCAGCTAGATGCTTCATCTGTCTCTGTGAAGCGGTGAGTTCTTTACCCTTGCGCTCAATTCCATATACTCTGCTCAAAGAGTCGGTAGCTAACATGAAACACTCATCTAGCCAAAGTTTTCTTCCGTCTACCTTTGATACATCTTTTGACATTTTTACATTACTCTTGTATTGACGTGTAAAAACTTCACATTTGCATGAGCAGCGTACATTGTTTCTGTACTTGCTTTAACAATAATGAACATTTCTCCGCCCCCAATAACAAAGGCTGTTCCACCAGATATATATACATCTCTGTATGTTGCTGCTGCATCTGTACTTCTTACCAGTACTTCTGTGGCTCCATTTACTGTTATGGCTGCCCCCGAAGTTGTGGGTGCTGAAGTTGATGTTCCTTCTACTTTAAATCTCATTGATTTCTCCTACGCTTATTACGGCGTGCTTTCCCTTGTCGCCATTTAATTGCACGAAGTCTGCGTTTTGCAGCCTTCTTGGTTTTTGACGTGCCGGGAGTATTGTTTACTTTCCAACCACCTTTTACTTTTCTGATTGGCATTGTCGTCTCACTTTTTGAAGTCCTTCTAATTTACTTCGTTGTTTCTGTATCAGTAAAGTCACAGCTTTCTCTATAGCTCTAATCTGTAAAGATAAGTCTAACTTATTCTGAAGTTCCTGCGTTTTTAATTGTGGAAGCGTCATGATGCTCCTTTGACTTTAAAGCTCAGCTTTATAACAAGTCCAAGCGCCATATGCTAAGCCTACCCAGGCTGCCATCTTAGCTAATCCGCCAAAACAAATCACCATCACACACATAGCAATAATTACTGCTCCGTCCCATGATGTTCTTTCGCTAACTCTGGCTTTCGCCCAAGCTACTGCATTTTTTACCATATCCATAATTTTCCCCTTACAAAGATTTACTCTTTGTTCTTAACCAAACTCTAAACAACCAACGCCTTTAACACCAGCTTTGCTAGCATAAAATCTATGGAAGTTTCTTCTCTTTTTAATAACTACACTCTCGCCATCAGCAAGAGTTATAGATGCTAATTGAATAGCTGTAGAGTTTAAGTAATAAATACATGCCTCTGAACCAGTATTATTTACAAATCTGGCACAAGAAACATTACCAACGGTACTAGCGCTTTCCACACTTGTGGGAACGCTAATTTCATTCATGTTCAACATAATTGACATAATTTTCTCCTAAGTCCACCGAGGTGGCTCATCTGGACATATAGTCCACCTAATTTTAGTCTTTAGCGGCATAAAACAATGACATAAAGAACAAGTTTTCCAAAATTTACTATAGTACGGACAAGACTTGCATACCTTTAACCTCTCGTGAGGCGGTTGCTTTCTCATCTAAGAGAAGGAGGCAATTTCGAACGCCTTTTTCTCTGTAAATTTATCTTTCTTGCTTTGAGAATCTTCTGTCGAGGTGTTAGTTCTTCTACAACCTCAACTTCTTCTTCTACAATTTCTTTTGTCGTTTTATTCGCCATTTATAAAATCCATTGCATCTTTTTTAGATGCATGTTTGCTTAAAGTGCCTGCTTCATTTCTGACGCACCAGACACCCCTCTTTAGATACAATTGCCAGCCTTCAGGTATTTTACTTTTTACCTTAGGGGCTGCAGTTATATCTTTCTTTTCATATTCTTTTTCTACCATTATTATCTCCTAGTAATGCATAAAAAGTATTGTTGCAATGACTCCGAAACCACCAGTTATTACAGCTGCTGCAACAGATATTAGTATCGTTTCGACTCTACTTATTTGTTGTTCGTGGTCTTCCATCTTATTAAAGACAGTTTTCCACCTTTCTGCGCAAACGGCTTCATGTTTAGCTAAATTAGCTGCTATTTCTGCTTCATTCATTGCATATCTCTAGTACTTTGACTTATTTCTAAGTCGTATGTTATATTGTATCAAAATATTAGCCCGTTGTCAAGTATTATTTTCCGTAGGTGGTTTTAATCATAAAGTTGTACGGTTCATTTATAATCGAATTTAAAGAAATTTTCCCCAAATTGATTTTACAAAAAATTGTTGTTGAGAACGTAGTGCTTATACGATTAACATATTAGTATTTATATAAATATTTTCTGTTGTGTGTAACCATAGTCTCCAAAAAGTTGTAAAATAGTAATTATATTAAATCGGTATATATAATGACATTATATTAATACGAATTTGACGCTCAAAACCATTATGTTCGGCGTCAAATTTTCGCATTCATTTTCCCTCTTTCGGATAATAGATATCTAGAATATCACACCCATCTGGAAACCTTTGACAGTACTCCTTGATTCTAATTAGTAGTGCTTCGATATCTTCTTTTTCGTGCCTAATAACTAGTTTGGGCGGGGCTTCCCGCCTGGGTTGTGAGTTTCTATCCCCTCTCTTAAACGGGCGAGTTACTTTCCCTCAGGCTTTTCATCCTGAATTTCATCGGTTTGCTCATCAATCATTTCAGCAGTATCAGCAATAACACCAGCTGTAGTATCACCTACAAATGCTACTGTGTCTGACACGTCTTCTGCCACGGCACTGGTCACTTGAGAAACACCAGTAACTACGGCATCAACTGTGCCCGTAACTATGGTTTTTCCTGCTTCCCAAACGCCACCAACGGAGGCGCAGCCGGACATGAAGATAATGAGAATCCCTATACTTAATCCTTTCATTGTTTTCTTCCTCTGTATTTTAGTAATCCATCTGATCTACTAATTCTTTGCCTTTATTAATGTGGCGTTAATATATTTCCTGCTCTATGGTGAAAAATTATATCATAAGTTATTTCCATTGAGTGAACTATTAATACTAACATTAGTAAAAAGGCACATACTTTAAGCCATTTAATCATGTGCTTCATATTTTTTTCCTTACTTTTTGTTTATTATATCAAAAATGTAATTGTAAGTCAAGAACTATTTTTGTATGCTATATATCTTAACTGGCTCTGATTTTCCTTTGACAAAAATATCTCCTATACTATCAAAGTTAAAGTCTTTACTTTCCTTCATAGTATCTTCTGATATAATGATCTTCCATTCTTTATAATCATTTCGTCCTGCGGTTGCTTCCAATCTAGCGGCTAGGTTTACTGCGTCTCCTATTACAGAATAGTCAAATCGTTTGGCTGAGCCCATGTTTCCTACAATACAAGTTCCTGTATTAACCCCTGTTCCAACATTAATTGGAGGAAGTCCTAGTCCTTCTTCTTTAAATTGTTTATTAAGTTCTTCTGTTTTAGCGTTAATCTCTATTGCTGATTTAACCGCCATATCAGCATGATTTTCACAAGGTAACGGCGCATTCCAAAATGCCATAATACAGTCCCCCATATATTTATCAATTGTTCCACCATTATCTAAAATTATAGTAGTCATACTGTCTAGGTAAGTATTAATTAAATCTACTAATCCTTCGGGATCATCATTATTTTTAAATGTTTCTGAGACGGGAGTGAAACCCATAATATCGGTGAATAGAAAAGTCATTTCTTTCCTCTCCCCACCTAATTTAAGCAACGATGGATCTTTTTGTAGTTTCTCAACTAAGTCAGGACTGACATATGTTCCAAATTGTCGTTTAATCTGTAATTTCAATAAGTATTGAGTGATAAAACTACGGAATTGTACAATACTCCAGAATAGGAATAGTATAACTAGCGCGCCTGAAACATCAAATAAGTAGGAAGACTCTACAAGTTTCCATGAAGTGAACCCGAGACCCCCTAATAGTGCTAAAATGACTGGTAAACTGAAATAAATATTATTTGCAACGAGCATAATTAGTATCATTCCGATAAGTATTACACCAAGTTCCCCTAAAAAGCTCCAAGAAGGTTGAGAAAGGGGTGTTCCACTAATTAAAGTGCTAAGAACTGTTGCTTGAACCTCATGAGGATACTTTGCTCCGCCTGGAGTTGCTATAAGTGGGGATATTCCCTCTGCTGTAACACCAAAAATTACAAATGGTGCCTCAACTGGATTAAGCATATACTCTCCAGCAGACATTTTATAAAAAGTTGTGTTCCAATTTGCAAATACTCGTCCGTTTTCATCAGTAGGAAGCTTTCCATACTGCGGAACACGAACCCACTCTACACCTGTCTCTTCTGTTTTTATTTGATAGCTTGGATCGCCTACCGCTAGTCTTAACATTTCTAGTGAAAAGCTAGGATATATCTTATCTCCACTTGCTATTACTAGTGGAAGTCTTCTTACTACTCCGTCTAGTTCTTCTGCTGTGCTTATTAGTCCCACTCCGTAAGACTCTAGTTCTGACCTTAAAATTCCGGGATAATTGAATAGCCATTTTGATGGATCTCCGCTACCTAATTGTGCTGTGCCCACATGTGGACCTTGTTCTGTTGCTTGTGTGCTACCTATAAAGGATAACACAGTAGGAAAGTGATTTAATGTATCTTGTAAATACTCATCATGTCCGTGAATGTCTTTATCAGGGAAGGCTACTGTAATACCCGGAACTCCTTTTGTTCTTTTAATAGCATTAGCGTAAAATTTTCTAGGTATAGGGTAACCTCCGTATGCCTTTACTATAGTTTCATCTATTTCTACTAATAAAATTGCTTCATCTTGGACTGCTTCTCTGCCCATAATCAAAGTATCGATACTCTTTAGTTCGAGAATTTGAAATGGGTAAGGATTCCAAATGAAAAGTGCCGCAAGAGCGGCAGCTAGTAGTAAATTGATTTTCATTTTTTAAATTTGCTGTCTATCCAACATTTACCATAATACATTATACCTATCCATATAGATATCTCTATTACTTCTATGTATCCAAGATTATTTATTACATCTATGTCCATTAGTCTTGTGTTACTGTAATATTACAGCCCCCTGAAGTTACACAGTTCTGACTTAATGAGTAATTTTGTGTAGTATTACTATGTTGTGAAAGATCTAGTGTTGTAGGTTGTGAGCCCGTTATAGTTATTGTTGCATTATGTTCGCCTGTTCCATCTTGAAGATAGTC